CCTGTTTTACTATCACGTTCCTTTGCTTTGTCTTTAGAACCATCTGCAGCTTCTTTAGTGTTTGTAAAATCTGAAATTGCTGTCTTACAATTATCTGAAATTATTAAATTAAGGTCGTATAGGTTTTTATCTAATATTTTGTTTATGAAATTAGCCCTCATAACAACCGATGGATTTGAACGTGCTACTCTTAATGTAGGTTGGAATTGCATTAATTCATTTTCAATTAACCTAAAGAAGTTATATCCCTTTTGTTGTTTAACATCCTCTTTTTGAGATGTTGCATCACCATAAATAAATAAACCAGCATTATGGCTATGGTATCTGTATTTAAACTCATTGCATACATCATGTACTGTATTACGTGGGTTTATGCCTAAAATTTCATCTATCATTCGTATTTCAGTGCCTTGTATTTGAAACACACCACACGGTAAATAAGGATTAACGTTTTCATCCCAAGAAATATGCAAAGCTAATTCAGGATTGTATTCCAAACGTTTAACGTGTTTATCTAAATTGAAGTATTTATAAAATTCTGAGCCTGTACGTTCTTGTAAGTCCCAATTACCTTCAACAAAGACTTGATACTCATACGTGGTTAGCGTTTTAAGTGATTCTAAGTAACTTTCGGGAACAAATGGGTTATCGGTTATCTTTGATGGAATGTATAGCCAATTGTCAGGTAAATCATTTAATTTCCACTTATTGTATATTAGTTCTTTAACCCAGTTATTAGATGGATTGCAGGTTGCTAAAATTAATGGTTTTGGTTGTTTGTCAATGATTTGTGAACCAGCACGCTCAATACATTTATAAAATGTTTTTAGTTGCAACTCATTAATTTCTTCTAATAAAAACCCGTTTACTTCTAATCCTTTAAACCTGTTTAACTCTTTATCATCTGCATAATTTTCACCCATAAATATAATTTGCGAATCATTACTCAATGTAACTGTTTGCGTATCTTGATTATAGGACTTAATAAATGATTGAGGGCAAACCTTATTAAACGATGGTATTGTAGTTCTTTTAAGCGTTTGTAAAGTATCACGAACTATACACCATTTAGATTTTGGGTACATTTTAGCCAAAAGTAATAATGCTCCAATACCTGCAAAGGTTTTACCTCCACGAATTGCACCACCATACATAATAAAGTTGTAATTATTGCTAAAAATAGCTTCTAAGAACTCTATTTGTTTTGGAAACGGCTCAAATACTATTTGCTTATTAGAGTTCAATTTCGGTGTTACCTATTTTAAATATTTGTGTTGTTGTTTCAACTTCTGCTTTTAAATCTACTGCAGTTGGAACAAGTTTAATCCAAATCTTTGTATAAAATGATTCAGGATTTTCTTTCGCCCATGCCTCTAAATTATGTAAATCACTTGCTTGAAGTAACTCAAAAACTTTTTGAATTGACTCCTTAGCAGTTGCTGTATTTTTGTTTGGTGTACCTAAAGCACGACCACCTTTTTTTTTCTGTCCTTCAATAAATGGCATACTATTATTATTCTTTTTTAGTACAAATATACAAATTAATTACAATATATTACAAATCTAAAGCCATTAACATTTACAAGTTGGCAAATTGGAGCTATGTATAAAATTTCAAAGTATTTCATTAGAAGTCTATTAAAGTGTTGTTATTAATTATTCCTTGATTTAAAAATTCTGTATTATCTATTTGTTTTGGAGCTTCAATAGTATTAATCCATGATTCATAACTTGGTGTTCCTTTGTAGTATCTACCATTAGTTTTATCCCAACTCATTTGAATACAACCAGTTTGTCCCCAATGTTTAAATTTAACCTTTTGAACGTATATTTCTGTTAAACCTGTTTCATAATCACGGTACACTGTAATTCCATTTGCTGTTTTATTATAAAAGTTAGCTGAGCCACTAATTGAGTAAAGGTTTGGTATTTCATATTTGCCTGTTGATTTATCTTTTTGTATTTTAGTAGGGTGTGCTACCAGAAAGCAATGTACTTTATTTTTTTCACAAAAAATGGTTATTTTATCAAGTTGCTCAGAAATATATTTAGTTTCATTATTTGTGTATTGATGGTCAAGTTTATTCCATGCATCAATAACAAATGCTTTTATACCTTTTTTACGTACTAACTGTTTAACTGCAGCTAAAATATTATCTAAAGTAAAGTCATTTTCAGGATTAATAAAAAAGAAATTTTTAGCATGATATTCAATTAAGTTTTTTAAATCAATAGGACTTAATCGGTTGCTACCTTCAAATGGTTTACCTGAAATCTTTTCAGCAAACTTACTAAAGTGTAATTCAAGTGGATGGTTTTCTGGTGAGTATAAAGCTGTTTTCCAATCATGTGAAATGTTTAATCGACAAAGAATAAAGTCAAGGAACTCACTTTTACCATGTCCTGGAATACCTGTAATAGTTGTTAAATACCCTTCTTGAAACTTAATGTGCATATCTACTTCACCAACGCCAATTCCGCATCCTGATGGCAAACCATTGTTATAATATTCATAAATATCACGTTCAATATCTAAGGCGTTAAATACTCCAACAATTGGAAACTCTTTAGCATCTTTTATGGAATCAATAACTGCTTTCATTCCATATTTAATTAAACAATCGTTAGCATCTTTACAGTCTTTAAATACTATTTTACTGCAATTTTCAAAGCCTAAACGCCTTGCTAATTCATTTTGTAAGTTTAAACCAGCTTTGTCATTATCTAAAGCTAATAAAAACTTTGTATTATCTGAAAACGAATCAATACAATTATCTAAGTATTCAAGATTAATTTTACCTAATCCTGCACCATTAGGAACTGAAACAACGTTTTTAAAACCACATTCATAAATAGCTAAAGCGTCCATTTCGCCCTCACAAATTATAATTGTTTCATTATCAATGGTTGCATCAAGATTATAAAAAATTAGTTCGGCATCTTTAAAAAGTTTAAAATCTTTATTTTTACCTCTTGACTTGATATTTATTAGTTCTCCATTCCTAAAATAGTTAAATTGAATTGTTGGTATTTCTGCCCTTGCATTTGGCATCCATTCAACTGCTTCAGTAACTTTTAATTCCAATAAGGTTTTTTCACTAATTAAACGGCTTTTAAAGAACTTTAAACAGTTATCGGTATACTTACTTACTTCAACTATTTTAGGGCGTTTAAATTCAATTTGTGTGTGTTTTGGTTCAAAAGGTTTATTTTCTACTAAAACTATTCCACAATGGTTGCATCGACCTGCAGATTTGTTTAAGTTAAAACTGAAACATTTGTCTGTTTTCTTTTTTCGAGTTGGCGAACATTCAGGACATGTCATTTGATTTTCTCCATTTTTGTGAACGTCGATGGTATACTCTTTTTTATCTGCTAAGTTAATTACTTTGATATCTGCCATTATATTTCGTGTTTTTCTTTATAATATCCTGTTTGTTTTTTTTCAACTAATTCAATATCAGTTAAATTCATTATAACAATACCGTTTGGAGTGTATAATTCATAATCCTTTTTTATGGTATTGTTTACCTCGTCATTCCACCTCTTTTGGTTTAAGTAGGTTGAAGGGTGAGGTTGAAATTGTTTATCTTTAATTGAGCTTAAAAAGTTTGGCAATGTATCAATTATTTTCTGCCTTTCAATATTATTTAATTTTTTCCATTTATTTTCACAATCCTTAGAATTAATTTTTTTATTGTAAAGATTCCAGAAAACATCAAAAGATATATTTATATCATTTTCTTTATTATCTTTTACTTTACTATCCTTTACTATACTATACTCTACTATACTATGCGTATTTATGTCTACATTTTGTGGCTTTGTGTATACATTTTGATTCAATATGTATGCAGATTGAACGCCTAAAGTGTTTAAATGTATACATAATGTATGCAGATTGATACATTCGTTTTTTCTTCTTGAGTAAGCATCTTTAATATTTTCAATAAACTTTTCACTATAAATAATTTTATTTTGTTCCCAAAGTTGTTTATTAAATTCTCCAATATTACATAAATCTGTTATGATTTCAAGTAATAATTTTTCATCTACTTTACATTTTGAACTTAAAAACATTATAGTTTTATATTCTGAAAGATTAAGATAATGATAATTAGTAACTGCTAATTGTCTTAAAATTTTAATCCAAGTAGCGTAACCATCATTACCATATTTATTTTCAATATAAAACATAGCTTCTCCTTCCTTACAAAGAAATGGAAAATAATCGACTGTATTTTGTTGTTGCCTTGCCATTTTATTTATCGTTTAAAATTAATTCTCCACCTTCTAAAATAAATTTATAGGTTCTTTTAAACACAAAAAATAAATGTGTTACTAATAACATTCCAAATATAAATGGAACTACTGATAATCTTTTAATGTATTTCATGATATTTATAAAATAAAAAAACCCATGCCGTTGGAGTTAGGGCTCCTCTGGCAATGGGTTAATAAGTTAGTTAATTATAAATGGTTCCCTAAAACCTTAACTTCAACAAAGATAGTAAATTGTTTTTTAATATCCTAATTTATTTTAAAATAATTTTTGTTGGTTGGTATGGTTGCTTATTCGTTCCATAGCCTTTTCAAAGTATTCTTTGTCAAGTTCACATGCTGTTAAGTCAAAGCCATAATCGTGGCACGCTATTGCTATTGAGCCTGAGCCTAAATGAGTGTCAAGTATTTTGTCGCCTTGCTTAGCGTATTTATCTAATATCCATTTGTAAAGTTTTATAGGTTTCTGTGTTGGATGAAATCTATTTAAATCAGTACTTGTACCTTCGTATAGTCTTGCAACTGCATCAAATGAAGTCCAAGCAAACTCTATTCTGCTAAATGTAGGCATATATTGTTTTTTATCCCAACAAATAATACCACGTGTACTTGGTAAAAATTCTAAATAATAATTAGCTCCCCATATAATTTGATTTTTTGATACTCTAAAAACTTCTTCAAAGTATTTTTTATTAGGTATTTCATTATCCCATTGTGAACTATTTTCATATAATACTGCAAACTTTGTATTTTTATGTTTTCCTCCTCTTTGTGATAATCTTTTACCTAAACCATAAGGTGGGTCTACAATAGCCAAGTCAAAATAGTTATCAGGATACCTTGACATTAAAAGCATATTGTCTTCATTCGTTATTGTTAGCATAATATTATTTTTTAAGTTCTATAAATTCCTCGTTTTTAATTAGCGTGTAAATGAAGTTATGTAAGTTCTCATCCATCTGTTCAACTGCTTTTAAACTTTGATTGTCTAAGTTAGTTTTGATAGTTTTAATAAACATATCTGAAGCTCGGATTAAATCATTAAACTTCTGCTTTTCTAAGTGGCGAAAGCGTCCTAAGAAGTAAGTGTACATTTCTCCTTGAACCATTGCTAATGAACAGAAAACTATTAAAGCCCTTTGAGTCTGTTGTTCGATTTCATTCATAATTTGTATGTTTTATTTAATTTAATATATGATATTGTAGATTTGTGTATTCCATAAATAACTGCTAAATCTTTATGGTATAAATTACTTTCTCTTATTTCAATTGCTTGACTGTATGTTAATTTTCTATTTTTAATTAAACCTAATTCAAAAGCATGATTTACATTTTCCTTAGTAGTAGTCCATTCTAAATTATCAATTCTATTGTCTGTTTTAATAGCATTAATATGATTAACATCTGGTTTATTTTTAGGATTAGGTATAAAATTTATAGCTACTAATCTATGAATTGATAATGTTTTAGAAATGTTATTTTTAAATAATCTAACATTTAAATAGCCTCTAGCATTTTTATTGTTTTTTAAAATACGTTGTTTATTAAATTTTAAACTTTTAACATTACCTAAATTACTAATTTGGTAAAGTCCTTCATAACCTTTGATGTCTTTAAAAATTTCCATAATAAAAAATACCGATTAACTACAAAGGCTTACCCACTCGATACAATTGTATCTATTGGCAATGTAATCAATCGGATTTTTTTTAATGTTTTTCATAGTGAGTAAGCGATACAAATATAATAATAATTTATTTATAATCAAAATAATATTCATAATATAACTTTTAAGTTTTTAGATTCACAATACGCTTTGCTAAAAGCTAATGTTACAAGGTAGTAACCTGTTGATTCATTAAGGCACAATCTCGGCTTAAGAATTGGATTTGTTCTGTTAAACTCCCTAAGAGCTTCATGTAGTTCTTTCATTTGTAGTAGTATTTAATTGATTAATATTCGACAATGTTACAAATAGTTTTTTGAATAAAAAAATTTATTATCAAATATTTATTAATTCGAATGAAATAAAATCATTATTTTTTGTAACTATTTGTTTTTCAATATGTAAAATATAAATATCTTTATCATTAAAATTATATTTTTTCTGCAAAATATCTATAAACGGCTTTAAAATATTATCAATATCACTTGCTTTATTACTAAATCCAACTACTATATTTAATTGATACGGGCCATTCAATATGTTCAATTTTGGTAATAGTTTGAACATGTTAGTCTCATAGTTTAAATAATCTTTTGTTTTAAATCTGCGACCTTGCCAACACTTATTTGAACTCAAAGGCTTTATAATAATTTTATTCATATATGCAAATATAAATAAAATTATTATATTTGTTGAAAACTTATAAAACATGGCTAGTAAACCAACTTTAAAAAATGAAATTGTAAGGACTTATTTAAAAAAATTTCCAGATTCAAATTATACAAGTTTAGCACGTAAAATTTATAAAGAAAATCCTACTAGCTTTAATAACACCGAAGCCATTAGAACATTGATTCGTACCGTAGTTGGTAGCGTTGGCAAAAGAAATAATAGCACAACTAACAAAAGTCAATTTCAAAATAATCGTAAAAGTTTTTATGATCTACCAGAAAGTTACGCGAATGATTATTCGCCATTTGAAATTAAACAAAGTCGAATATTAATTATTTCGGACTTACATTTCCCGTATCAAAATAACGAAGCCATTACATTAGCACTTGACTATGGTAAATCAAAGAAAATAGATTGCATATTAATTAATGGCGATTTAATTGATTTCGCTAACATTAGCCGACACGAAAAAGATTTTAGAGCGCGAAGTATAGCAGAAGAATTTGATGCCGTTAGAATGTTTTTAAAATCATTACGCATTAATTTTCCAAAAACAAAAATAGTATTTAAGCACGGTAACCATGATGAGCGTTGGGAAAAGTTTTTATATTCAAAAGCCCCCGAAATATTTGATGTAAACGATTTTCAATTAGAAGTATTATTACGTTTGGGCGAACTTAAGATTGAAACTGTAAAGGATAAAAAGCCGATTAAGATTGGTAAATTAACTGCTTTACATGGACATGAATTAGCTGGTGGTGGTGCTGGTGGTGTTAATCCCGCGCGCGCTACATTTTTAAAAACATTATCAAATGTAATAGTTGGACACTATCATAAAACGTCAAGTAATACAGAAACAACAATGAATGGAGATATTATAGCCGTTAATTCAGTTGGTTGTTTATGCGACCTCAACCCTTTGTATATGCCGATTAATCGACACAATTTGGGATTCGCGTATTGCGAATTGAATATTAAAACAGGCGAATATAATTTAGAAAATCTAAAAATAATTAAAGGTAAAGTTTATTAATATGGCACTATTTAAATTTAGAATAATAGATAAACACGAAACACAGGAGTTCGGTGATTATGGTGATATAATCGGTAAGCCATTCGGTGAGTGGGCATTCTTTAACTTTGCCTTAGAAACTGCTGAGGTTGTGATTGTAGCGTTTAGAAGCTATGTATTGTTTGATGCAGAAGGCAATCCTAAGGAATGTACAAAGGTATATTTATCAGATGGCTCAATAGTATTTGCCGTTAATAAATTTGATACTTTCGAAAAGAATTATTTAGAGAATTATACCCCTTTATTTGCTGAGTAAAGTCTTTAAATATTCTTTAACTTTATCCCAAAATATAACTTGCTCTAAACTTTCAAAGTTAATTGAAGTTTTACCATGTATTAAATTGTGTCGGTATAAAGTGTTTCTATATTCTTTGCATTGCCAAATAGCTATTTCAATTGCTACCTTGTCAATTGTGCATGTTCTACAAAGCATACGGTTTATTTCAATAACCATTGTAACTGCTTTTACTTCGTGTTTTTCCATAGTTTTATTTTTTAAATAGTTTAATAAAATATTCACACGCTCCATTAACAATTGGAACGTCTAAAAAGTAAGATTGAAAATAACTTTCAGGAGCTTTGTATCTAAAACAATTTTCTTTAAGTGGGCAATCAGTACCCGAACATTTACAAATATCTGTCATTTTATTTTTGTTGTTTATTATAAACATTATTGAGGTTTTTGTGTATTTTAAGCAACATTAAGTAACCTATCAAATCTGTTAGGTTGTCTTCATTAAAACCTGATAAACCTACTTTATTTATTCTACTTAATTTATCATTTGCCCTTGCTATAATACCAATCTCAACCTGTTTACGTTTATCAATATTATCTACATTAATAACCCAATCTGAATTAAATATTGAGCCGTTATAACTAATATTTTTAGAAATGGCAAAGTCTCGCATTGTGTCGTATTCTGCCTTAATTAATTCGTTTATTGTTTCTAATTCCATTTTACAAAAATAACAAAATAATTTGAATAAAAAATTTTTATATTAAAATAATGTTTATATTTGTAACATGGCAAAACTAAAAAAAGACGGCAAACCTAAATTATCTGGTGGCAAACGTAAAGGAGCTGGCGCACCTAAGAAAGCGATTAAAAAGAAATCAGTTACTGTTTGCGTATACGATGTTGAACAATTAAAAAAAATAGCTAAGGGATTATGAACAATAAATACAACGTTGATGTAGTAGGTAACCCAAAAGATTATAAGCCTAAATTTATCTTAAAAAGAATGAATGATGGATTAACTCAAGTTGGTAAATTTAAAGTTGAGTATATTGAATGGAATAAAGATGTTTATAATTGTAGGCATAATGATATTAAAGTGGGTAGGTCTTTATTATTAGATAACGGATGGATGACTACTGTAATAACTGAAATAATAGAACAAAGAGATAAATATATTAAATTTCAAACTAAGAACAGCACCTACGAATTAACAGAATTATGAGAAAACTAATTTTTTATATTTGGATAATTATAGAGATTATGATAGGCTTACCGATAGCCTTGTTAATTTTGTTTAGTGCTTGGATAATTACATTATTTAATAAAAAATAATTAAGGGTATAACCTTATAAAAACAAAATAAAAACAGTCTATAACCTTAATAATATGAAAATACAATATAGAATACTTTTAGAATTATTCCTAATACTAATGATATTTCTAGCATTAAAAGACTGTGGAAATAAAGAAATAAAAGGATTGAAACCTATTAATGATAGCTTATTAATTAAAGCTAATTTAAGCAATGCAAATTTAACGAATGATATAACTAACCTAAATGTATCTTTGCAACTGCTTAAGCTAAATAAACAAGGTTTAAAGATAGTGTATAAAGAAAAGGTAAACAATGTTTATTTAACTGCTCCAGATACGTGTAAAACTTATATTGACACAATTATCAAATGGCATCTTGAAATTGATACTATAAACGAATTGACTATTAAAACTCAGGATAGTATTATTAAAGATTATTCTCGAATGATTGTAAATTATAAAGACATAGTAATGGTTAAAGATATTCAACATTTTAATGATTCATTGGCGTTAAGAAAGCAGAAAAGAAACAAAATAAAGGTTGGAGTTGGAGCTTTTTTAGGTGGGTTATTAATAGGAGTATTAAAATAATTGTATTGATAATCAATAAGTTACATAAATTTATAAATTATTTTGAAAATATATTTTTTTATTCAAAATAAAGTATTTATATTTGTATCATATTATTAACCAATTAAAAAAATACTACCATGAAAGAGGAAATCTTAAACAACGGCATCGAAGCCACAGAAACAAAACAAATTAACAAAGCAGCATTATATTTCGGTCTGCTTATAGTTGTATCAATTACTGCTATCATTTCAATTGGAATGAATGTAAGAAACTCAATTATCAATTCAAATTTACAGTATCAAATTCAGCAACGTGATTCAATCATTTACACTTGCAAAGGCGAAATTGACGAACTAACTTTAAACGTTTACCATTTAAGTAGATAATATTATGACACCAAAAGAAAAAGCAGAAGAGTTAGTAGAAAAATTTACTGATATTGAAAATAAATACAATGAATACTCAGATTTTAAACAAGCCAAACAATGTGCATTAATTGCAGTTGATGAGATAATTAATACTTTAGATAGTGAAAGAATTAAGTATAGTAGTGATTATTGTTTTGAAGAAAATAAATATTGGACTGAAGTTAAACAAGAAATAGAAAAATTATAATCATGCCTGTTAAAAGAATAGTAATATCAGACAGTACAATCGGCTCAGTAGTTGAGAACGATAATCAGCAAAAGGCACAATACTTAAACGCCCTTAATAGCTTAATCAATTCACAGGAATTTCAATTTTACACGCCAAGTAAAAAGGCTGCGGTAATTGGAGAACAAATTAACATTTATAAAGATATAAAACATGCAATTAAATAAACTAACAGAAACAGAATTAGACTTAATTATTCAAGGAATAGTTTTGCAATTTGACTACATTGAACCAATAGATGACGATTATAATTTAAAGGTAAGAGCTTACATATTAGATAATAATATGATTAACATTACTGCTAATTGGATTGTTGGCAATCACGAATATAACGATGATCAATACGCTTTTACAAGTGTCGAGTTTAAAGTTAATAAAGATGCTAATTTACGCAAGCTAACAAAGGAATTAAACGATGTGTTAAACGTTGTAATTGCTAAGGCATACGATAGTGAAATGCAAGATTTTGATTTTAAAGATGAATACTAACCAATAAAAATAAATAAATATGCCTTGTTACGACGGACGCTCTGAATCAAGAGAAAGAATTGAAATACAATATGTTAATGGAGTAAATCCAAATATTCATTCAAATTTAATTAGTGAAAATAATTATTTAGAAGCTTGTTTGTGTGCTATTATAACTGAACTTGAAAAAAAGAAAATAGCTAATGAAATAATAACTAAAGCAAGTCGAAGTGGATTATTAGATATAATGGGTTTTTGGTTAGAACATTCAAAAAAAGATAAAACAAAAATAGCAAATATGTTTCATTCATTTTCTGAACATGAGCAAAGCCTTATAAGAAAACTAATTATAAATGGAGAATTATAAATAAAATACTAACCCCTAAAAATAAATAAAAAATGAGTGCAATTGTAAGTGCGTCAATAGACTTGACAAAAATCGAAGAGAGTAAAGTAATTGAAAAAAACGGTAAACGTTGGTTAAATTTAACCATTTCAATAAATGACACAACTGATACATACGGTAACAATGCCAGCGTATCAATTAATCAAAGTCAGGAAGAGCGAACTGCGAAAGCTCCAAAAGTTTACTTAGGTAATGCTAAGGTAATTTGGACGGATTCAAAGATTGTAATTGCTGAAAAGAAAGTTGCATTTTAATTAACTAACTAAAATCTTTCGGTACATAGGTTAACCGTTTTTATTATGAAATTATATCATGCAAGTATTGAAGACAGAAAACAAGAATTAGATGTTAATTGTATTGACTTTGGAATAAATGAGAAAGTTAGCAAAGCAAAACTAATTGATTTTATTGATGAAAAGTATTGTGGTAAAATGAAAAAAGTAGTATTTATTGCAATGATTGGAAGTGATACTTCAGATTATTTTATTACTGATAGTCATATGAAAGTACAAAACTATTTTTTAAATTCACCATACATTGCGGGAAGTTATTTTTTGTTTGAAGAGCAAACATTTGAGGATGCTTTTGAATATTGTAAAGACCATTGCGAAATTCACGAACTTGGATTAAATTAAAATAAATTTTTTTTAATCAAAATAAATTATTATTTTTACAAACAAATACTACCACCAAATGAAAACATTAATCATTAACCCCTTATTAGAAATGCCTGTGGTAGGGCTATTTAGTAGGGGGTTTCTTATTTAATAAAACATGGAAAAATTAAATTTATACCAAAAACTATTGGTAATTCAAAAAAAGATTAACGGATTAGGAAAAGACAAAAAATCATTTTCTTACAGTTATGTAACAGGCGATAAAGTTTTAGGAGAAATTAAACCATTAATGAATGAATTAGGCTTAATTCTTAAGCAAGAGGTTTTAAGTATCGATAATTTAAGAATGGATTATCAAACCAAAACAAGTGCTAAAACTGAAATACTATCAAAAGTAATGATGCAATTCACTTGGATTGATACTGAAAGCGGAGAAAAGGACGTTAATCTATTTGGGGCTAATGGTCAAAATGATTTCGAAAAGGGATTAGGTTCTGCTTTAACTTATGCTGAACGCTATTTTTTATTAAAGTTTTTTCACATTGCAACCGATGAAGACGATATTGATAATGATAGCAGAAAGCAAATTGATAAACCTACTACACCTATACAACATACAATAGATATTGAAGGAGCAAAAGCTAAACTAATCGTTGTTAAGACACTTAATGAATTAAAGCAAGTGTATGAATCACTACCTAAATTAGAAATGGCTAATGCAGAAGTAATAGCGTTAAAAGATAAACTTAAAGCAACTTTGAAATAATGAATATATTTAAAATCCAAGCAGAATACCAGCAAATAGTTACTGAACTAATTGAAAATGGTGGCGAGCTAACTCCTGAATTGGAGTTGGCTATGCAAATAACAAAAGATAACTTTCACTCAAAGTCTGAATCATACGCGTTTATCACACGTCAATTTGATGCTGAAATGGATATAATCGACAACGAAATAAAGCGTTTACAACAAGCTAAGAAAACACGTGAAAAAGCTATTGAACGTTTAAAAGCTAACATCGAAATGGCTATGATAACTTTTGATGTGGATAAAATTGAAACGCCATTAATAAAAATTTCATTTCGTAAAAGTGAATCAGTTGAAGTCGAGGATATAAATACTTTGCCAGCTTTGTATAAGGTTGTTAAAGTTAGTGAAACCGCTGATAAATTAAAGATTAAGGATGCTATTAAGTCTGGTATCTTAATCGATGGATGTTCAATTAAAGTAAATAAAAACTTACAAATAAAATAGTATGGAAAATTTAACAATAAGTAATGAAACAAATTGTAAAGCATCATTATGCTTTAAGTGTATAATATGCAGTAATTTTCAAGATATACCATATTTATCTAATACAATTACACCAATATGTAATGAATGCTTATTTGACTTAAAATGTTATGTAGAAACAAGGAGACCTAAAACCTAATCCTTTTTACCATTCTTAAATTCAATAACATTCTGAACGGTAACAATCCCCAAACAAAGCAAACTAAAACTAAGCCATACCATTAGAGCGTCTAATTGATTCTCTAATGGTATTTTAAAAATGGTTAAATAAATAGCAGTTAAAACGCCAACGAATGCGGATAATTTACGCCCCGAAAATTCGCCTTTGTTTTTTAAAGTATCAATTAAATTTTTTATCATAGCGTTTTTAAATAAATTTTAATTTATATATTTTTTTTACATTAACTTTTGAATTATTTAAAGAAAATGAAACAGATTGAGATGAAACTCCTATATATTTAGAACAAGTAGATATTGAATCAAATACCATATACTCATTAGTTTCAGTATTATATAAAGATACATTCTTTTTATTTACTAATGAATTTCTCCTTTTATGTTTTTCTTCTTCAGACCTAACTCTATTTTTAGCACCATTTATCATTGCGTCAATTATATATTTAGCTCTTTTACTTCCCTTTGGTACTGGGTTGTTTAATTTCATGTATTCAGATTGCATTTTACAAAACTCCTTACTATGTGTTTTGCCTAACATTGGAGCAGTTGCCGATATAGATGTATTAAATTTATTTGAAATTGTATCTAAATAAAATTGTTCTACTTCTAAATAATTATCACATTCTATTTTTATTTCAAAATAAATATTTGACATTCCATATTTATTTACATATCTCTGTAAGTGAATACAATGATGTTTATTTTTAATTAAATCTCTTGTATGTTCAGCTTTTCTTTTTAAATAATTATTTGTACTTCCAACGTATATTCGTTTATCATTTAAACATTTAATAAAATATACGGTCCCTTTCATTACAAACTTTTTAATGTTTCTATTAAGTTAAATTGTGGAGCACAATCCTGCTTATCACTTCTATAAGATACATGAGTATAAATACCATTAACACCTTTCAAAGCATTTGCCGATATATCCCACATATCACTATTATACTGTTTGTTAATTGCAAACTTAGCACATAAATTTTGTAACAATTTTTTTAAAGACTCCAATTGTAGATCATTATATTTATGATAGTATTCAAAACCTCTAAACTTTTTTAATTGCACAACTTCGCTTTCAGGAACTTCTTTATTTACATAGTTAAAATACTTGTCCCCTTTCTTAATTAACTGCCCCCAATTACATAGTTCAATACCTATACTACCTTTGTTAAGGCTCAAATTATTACCACTCTTTAAACCTAAATGGTAAGCCCAATACTCTGGTTCAAACGCTTGCTTAATAACTCCTTTGCCGTCAATAACAAAAGCCGTTCCTATTCGTTCTACATTGAAATTCCATCCATGGATTACATTATCGGCATTAGAACCGCCCGCAGTGTGATGTATAACAATTTGATTTTTAAATTGTTTCTCCTTAAAATATTGGTCGTTGTTTAACATTATCTATGTTTTAAATTAAAAGAAAGTAAATACAAAGCTAATATAATATTGGTAGTTGTTTCAAAAGCATTAAGCATTACGTTAATTGGTTGCGTTGTAATAGCTTCGTATTCTGCAATTAAGTAAATAGACATAAAAGCACACCAACACATTAGCAAGTAGTTAATGATTAAGGTAAACTTATTACCGTATTTTTGAGACCAATTAAACGCTCTAAATGAGCCGTATGCCATTAGCGTATAAGCTATGATATTAGGTATTAACATTATATATTATCGATTTTAGTTTCAATTTTCTTTTCTAAACGCTTCATGATCATTTCAACAAATAGGTTAATTACGCTTGTTAAAGCTATGCCTATTGTTAAAGATAACTTATAATATTCCATAATAGCGGGAACGATTAACACCGCAATTATTAAACCTAAAATAGTTTTCTTAGCTATTTCAATTGGTATAATTTTTTCCATTTTATTAGACAAAATTTTGTAAAGCGTTACCAATGTAGCTGCTATTGCAAGTGCTGAGTATTCTACTATTCTCATTTTGTAGCTATTAAACTAATTGATGTTTGTAATTTGTCGCCCTGAAATTGTCCACTAACAACTAATTGACGTGAATGTTTTTTAAGTACTTCGTTAATTTCGTTTGAGCAAAGTTCGTCAACTCTTTTTGTTTCTGCTTCAATCAATGCTTGAGCTTTTTCTATTTCTGTCTTTTCCATTTTTATTTATTATAATTGATATTGATACTATTGATGCACACCCCCCACCCCACGATGTTGTAAACATATCTTGAAGCTCATATGTGCCTTTATTTAAACGTTTATCGTAAATACACTCCTTAGCTATACCCGCCAACGTACCAACGCTAAAACCAATCAAAGAGCTAATAACGGGACGTTTAATATAATGGTTAGTTATTAAAGCAGTTGACGCTCCAATTGTAAACCCCGCATAAAAGTGTTTAGTTTGGTCGTCAATTTGCCCGAAGCTATTTAAAGCTATTAATATAGGTAGTATGTATTTAATCACTTTCAAATATAATAAAAATTATTTAAATTAAGCTGCTAAAAGTTTATAAGTTGTTCCGTTAATTACTATTGTTACTGTTTTTGTTTGTACTACTGTTTCAGTTGTTACCGTTTGAGTTAAGCTAACATTACCTTGAAAGCGTGCCGTACCGTTAACATCTAATCTAAAACCAGCATCTGTAAAAGTACCACCATTTTGAATTAAGATATTTCCGCCATTAAACAATCTGAAATTTTCAGTACCATTAACTGATAATTTAATAGGATTTGTATTTGAAGAATAAATATTAACTCCTACATATCTATTAAAATTAAAACCTCCACTCTGTATTAATCCATCAGTTGAATAAGATGAAAATGCACCAGAGTCATCTTGAATTACAATTTCTCCTTTAACGGCTATTTTACCACCAACACCTAACCTATAAATAGTTGGTAATGATGGATAGTTAATAGCAATTCTATCTACTATTCCATTTATTTGTACATTACCATTAAATTGAGCAGCGTAATTATTAGTAATAGTACAATTAGTCCCAGCTACGGGTGCATTAAATACATTACCATAAGCGTTGGTAATAGTTGAAGCACCTACAAATGAATAAGTAGTTGCACCCCATACGTTTTCAGATTGAGTAGCAATGTTACCAGTAGCCCATTGACGTATACCACCTACATAGTTGAAACCAGCTATTGAAGTAGATGCCGTTTGCCCTGTGTTATTAGGCTTAATAAAGTTAAAATTAGTAATAGCACCAGTTGCTTGAGCTCCTGTTATTCTTAATGGAGTTGTTGAATAACCACAAGTGAAATAAAAATTACCAAATGCTACATTAGTATTAAAAAAAGTATTGGCTCCGTCATTTCTTAAAGTATAATTACTTCCTGTTGGAGTGGCAGCATTCATATAAATTGCAGACTCTCCTGTTGAATCTGTTACCGAACCAATACTAACATAAGCCGTATTTTGACCTACTGTAAATATTCTTTGATTTAAAGGAGTTGCATAGTTACCAACGCTAACTCTATCAGTTGAACCAAAACTTAATAAACCACTAACTCCATTAATAGTAGGAGTTGTTAATGTTCGTGTTCCTAAATTAACATTAGCCGTTGCACCTGTATAAGGTACTAAACCTGTTAAAGCACTTGATGTTATATAACCACTTGGATTAGCACTATCATAAGGCGTGAAACCTAATGCAGAAAAAACACTTTTATTTTTCCATAAACCTGTAGAAAATTCGTATGTTAAAACCTCATTATCACTTGGTGAAGTTGTTATTAAATCTACATCGTGAATTTCATTTAATTCAAAACCGTTTTGAACTTTAACAAATATTGAACCAACTGTAGAACTTGCTCTTGTTACAATACCAATAAATACTAAATGTTCAGGAGCGTATGGTTTATTAGCTAATCCATAAATTAATTCTCCATTTATTCCTAACCAAACTGGGTCACCTTCGTTTGCAGTATTTGTATCTAAACCTTCTAAAATACCCTCAGTAACTACATATCCTTGACCATTTAATGCTAAATTTTCAGCTATTAATCCAAGTATTTTACTTGAAGTAGATTCATTTCTATTATCACCTTTTTGAACTAAAATGTTAGCTCCACTTG